CACGAAAGCCAAGAAGCTTCTTGCTCTTGATCCTTCTGAGGACCAAAAAATTAGAGATGTCTTTGGTTCTGTGGATGGGCTGAATATCAAGGACAAGGCTCGGTCGGTCTCAAATTTGCCTGGTTCGATAAACGTTGCCTTCAGGATGCTTCTCCTTCCGATCACGTATCTTCTTATGAATTATCCGATTGAATTTGACATGGTGGCGGGCCTTGACATGGGTTCCAATCATTTTGAACAGAGCACCAATCAGATGTTTCACGAGGGCTACGATCCTGAAACAGGCATGCATTTTGTGTTTGATGCTGATGTGAGTGCTTGGGACAAGATCATGCCCGCTTCCTTGACTCGACACACACTCATGATTTTTATTGAGTGGGTATATGAGATACACAAGTATTACGGAACCTTCAATAGCAGGCTCGTGCTTTTTGCTGAGACTCTGATGAAGTGGTGGGATGATATGACCCTTTTCTATGCTGGTGTCCTTTTCAGGTTGTCTTTTATGCCTTCTGGTTTCGTCATGACTTTGCCTCTGAATTCTGCTATGAATCAGCTTCTTGCCATTTGCAACGTCTTGGAGTTTGCGAGAATCAAGTGTTTGAAGCCTCCCAGGGATTTTACGGACTGGCTGAGACACAAGGCTTTAGGCGACGATAGCCAATCCGCTGTCAAGAGAGCGTTGGTTCTGGCTTGTAGGGAGGCTGGTATTCCGGTGTACAGTGCGGTCGAGTATTCTGAGATCAACGCTAGCTTTGGTATCACTTCCACATTGGGTGACAAGTCTGATGGTGCCAACCTTAGGTTTCAAGACCCTGCAAAGCTTGTTTTTCTTCAACATGTGATGTTCTATCTTGAGATCCCGGCTTTCACGTTGGAAGAAATTGGAGAAGACCCATTGCGTCTCACTAGCACCGTGATTGTGGGAGCGGCCCCACTCAAAGCCCCGGTTTTGGTCAAGCTCTTGGCGAAACAGGATTCATCTTCCACTGTTGATCCCGAATATCTTTTGAGGGATCAGGTGGCAATTGTCCTGTTTGAGCTAGTCCCATATGGCCGCACCAGGTTTGAAAGGTTCGTGAAGGCAGTTCGGGGGTTCCGGCATTCTTTTTGGAAGACTTCCCAGATGGACCATGTTTATGCTTCTCTCCTTTCTTGGAATTATTGGCTCGACCGTTACGTGAAGAAGTTCTGCAAAGATGGCCGCCTTGATCCGGCAATTGTGGAACAACGCGAGAACAACAAGGAGTCATTTGAAGTTCTCAAAAGCAAGCTTAATCCGGAGGGGATAGTTTGCTTGGAGTATGACCCCCTAATGTAAGGGGGCATTGGAGTGTGGGTGCGCTCCTTAAATACACACCCACGGTTAGCAACCGTGCACGGATCCTCTGGATTGTGCGCTTGCTCTTTTTAGGTCCTGATCCTCTGTAATTTTACCTGTTATTTGTTTTGCAGGACCTGAATCGTATTAGGTATTTGTTGTGCTAGTGTGAGAGACTTGATCTGTTCTTGCACTTTATTTTAGATCTACTGATATTACAGATACAACGACGACTGCTGACGTCCAAATTCAGCAAACGTTCGCTTTTGATGATAGCGAACAACAGTTCATACAGACTGTTCGGGATGGGGAGGATCCAACCCATGATTGGGGTTCATATACTGATGTCGATTTGGCAAATTGGCTGAAGCGCCCCATTTTGGCCGCCACCAAGATTTGGAATGTTGGTGAGCCATTTCCCGATATTTATTTCAACCCTTGGTCAGCTTTTTTGGATAGTCCTAGCGTGGCCCAGAAGCTTTCCAATTTTTATTTATTGCGCTGCAAGATGCACATGAAGGTTATGGTGAATGGATCTCAGATGCATTACGGTAGGGGTCTGGTGTCTTATAGGCCCCTGTTGACAGTTCCAGGCGAACGTTTTCAACCGTCTACTTCTACTGGCTTTTCGCCTTTTGATGCGGTCGGCTACGCTTCACTGTCTGACCTTGTCGTCACTAATGGCGAAGAAGTGTGCATTATGACCCAGAGTCAGTGGCCCAAGATATTTATTGACCCAGGCCAATCAATGGGTGGTGAGATGGAATTTCCTTTTTTCTTCGGTGCCAATTGGTTTAGAATTCCAAATAGGGATTGGGTTGCCAACCCCTCTGCAGTGAACACTGGCATCTCGGTGTCAGGGAGTGACACCGAGGCAGTCGTGAACACCATTAATGGGCCCGCTACTAATGTGGCTTTGGGTCCCTATGGCGCTAGGCAATCTCACATGGGTGTTGTCCACAGTTGCTCCTTGGCCCCGCTCAAGCATGCGAATGGGGCAGATGACCCAGTCACCATCCAGGTATTTTTATGGGCTGATGATGTCAAGTTTTCGATACCGACAGCGGTCCCACACCCTGTCTTGGATCCAGTCCCTGGTACGCGAGTCGCTGATTTTGAACCCCAAATGCGATCTGTTTATGTTCCCAATTTCTTGGGGGATTTAGCCAAGACTGATTCACCAGACATTGCTGGCAGGTTGGAGATGGGTGATTCATCACTGCAGACTGACGAGGCAACTGTCGGACTTGGCCCGTCGAATGAGATGTCAATTGCGGCCATAGCACAGCGCGAATGTTGGCTTGATAGATTTGTGTGGCCAGTTGAAGCCCCCGCTGAAACCCCGATTTGGAATTGTAGGGTTACGCCTCAATATTTTAAGAGGCAGCTAGCTGGTGGAAGTGGCTCTTTGACTGGATTGCCTTGTATGCAGCCCACACCATCCGCTTATGCGGCTCTTCCGTTTGGTTATTGGCGTGGTTCTATGAAGTATAGGATACAGATCGTTGCTTCGAACCTGCATCGCGGGCGTTTACGCATTGTCTATGATCCTGTCGCAGACATTCATGCACGCACTAACCCAAACTTGTACCCCGAAGCTTTGATGAACCAGCAGTATAGTCGTACCATTGATATTGCGGCTGATTCTGGGAGAGATTTTTGTTTTGAGGTTGGCTATATGCAGGAGAAACCTTATTTGTCTTTGCTTCAGTTGGAGGCTAGAGACGCTGAGCCCACAGGTGACCAGAATTTTGACTGGAACAATTATGGCGCCACTGTTCCAACTTTGGATACCAACGCTCGACTCGCGCCGACCCAGACTTCTAATGGCCAAATCACTATTTATGTATTGAACCGCTTGGCCGTTCCAGCTACTGGGGCTGGCATCAACAATGATGTCACCATCAATGTTTTCACCTCCGCTGGCGAAGACATGGATTTTCAGATGCCGACTTCCCGCAATCTTGAGATGCTGTCGTTCACTGATCCCACCGGGTTTCCAATTAATTGGAAGAACACTGATATCCCGGAGGCCATTGGTAATGAGGGTGTCAGGAGAAAGAAGCAGTTTAGCAGAAGGGCAGACTTTGAACCTCAGATGGAATCCTCTACTGATGAGTCCGCTGCCATGGGAGCGACTGAAATGGAGAACGTCCCCGAGGACCCCCCGACTAAGGCTTGGATGGGCGATTGTTCTCAAGTCGCAGCTTCTATGGCTTCGGTTACCTTTGGTGAAACCATGAAGACGTGGTCAGATCTCATGAATCGGTGGCAACTATATAACAGGGAGGTTTATTGCCGCGCTGACCTCCCAAGAGACAGTCCCACTCGAGGCCAGGATGAATATACTGTGTTGACTGTCATACCTGACTTTCCGCCTTTTCCGGGCCCAGCACCAATGGCTTCGAAATGGGTGCGATTGACTTCTGAGGCTACAGCACCGGCTGACACTCCGACTCTTGGTCCATATATTGACGGGACTTCGTTGCCTGGTGATCCAGGTGCTTTGGCTGCAAATTACGCTTATAACATGGCGCCTGCTGCTAAGTTTACTTTGAATGCTCCATTGTCTGCGTTGCCAGTTCCTGATGACGTTTATGTTGACATGGCCAACTTGCTTAGGGTCAATCCTGGGCAGTTGACTATGATGCATTTTGTTTCCAGGATGTTTTTGGCCAGGAAAGGAGCCATTAGGAACAAGTACATTCTTGATGGGAACACTGCTCCAGGTGAAACTCGTGGGACACAGATAATGTCTGTCAAGCGTTTGCCAGACTCTGGTGTCATCAGCGGTACCACTTATGGCGGCGGTCCAGGGTCACCTTACAACAACGCCCAAACTGCTGAGAGCACTCGTGGGGTCAGGTATTCAACACCAGGGTTCGGTGGCTTTTGGAGCCAGTCTAGTTGCAGAGTTGAGAACGCAACAAATGCTTCTGGTACTTTTGGTCCCCCCCCGGAAACTTCTACGCCAAATGTGGTTAAAGCACAGGCTTTGAATGGTTCGATG